GTAAAGGCGGTCAAGTAACATGGCATACGCAACTTCCGTACAAGTAAAAGACTATTTGGGCATTGCATCGACGGTGGTGGACGACAATCTACTTGGCGATCTGATTACGCGTGCGGAAGGCTTGATTGATGCTTATACCGGACGAACATTCACAGCCGTCACCGCTACGAAATACTTCGGCAAGAATTGCACGGACGGGCAGGATTTGATGCTATACGGCGAAGACCTGCTGACTGTCACCAAGCTCACGAATGGCAACGCGGTGGAAGTCACGAGCGGCAATTACCGCCTCTTCCCGCGCAATGACAGCCCGAAGTGGCTTATCCGTTTGGACGAGTCGCAATCGTGGAGTTTCTCGGACGGCGATAGCGAAATAAGCGTGGCTGGCACGTGGGGCTATTCTGCGACCGCTCCGGCTGATATCCAGCACGCTTGCGTAAGGCTGACCGCGTTCCTGTACCGGCAGAAGGATACATCGGCAGACATTGACCGTCCGCTCATTACGGGCGATGGGGTCACGATTATGCCTTCTTCCCTACCGAGTGACGTGACGCGCATTCTTGACCGATACAAAAGGCGGGTGGGCGTATGAGCGCAAGCGCGATTGTAAACGTTTACGGGTCACTGGCTGACCTGGTTGTAACTATGGCGGATGGTGTTACGCCTTACGCCTACGATCTGGACGAGCTGCCGGAATCCATCACAACCGCGCAATTGCCTTGCCGACTTCTGCTTCCGGTTGCAACCATGCCGGGTGAAGGGCGTGAGGGCACGCACATTGCGATTGGAACGGCAATGTCAATCAACTGGCAGATAACCGACCTGATGCTGTGGCAAGCGTCCGAGCAGGGATTAGGCTTGCGGGAGTTTGCGCCGAAGTTGGTCGAATATTCGGGCAAGTACCTGGACGGGATGCGGACGTGGGGCAAGTGCCCGACTTCAAACACGACCTTGCAGAGCGTGGCGATTACGCCGGGTGAGTACGAATGGCCGCGTGGATCAGGGCATTACTATGCCGGTGTTCTATGTTTATTACAAGTATTGGAGGTAGTCAGTGGATAAATATATCTATCAGGGCAATGGCTACTTCGTGGGACTGCCAGCGCGCGATTTGGACGCGGATGAGTGGAAACAGTTCCCGAAGGAGCTGACGAAAGCCGCGCTCAGCGCAAAGATGTACAAACTTGAGAAGGTGAAGGTTGAGATCAAGGCAACCGAACCAGAGGCAGATTGCGGATGCTAACCGGACTTGCCAAATTAGAAAATTATGAGGTGAAAAATGCTTAATGCACATAATGTATTACAACTCGGCTGGCAGAGTGCTTTCGGCACGGCAAACGCAACGGCAACCCGCAAGCTTCAGAACGTGTCCAGCTTCAAGCTGCGGCCGGAACTCGAAACCCGCGCGCTTGACCAATTGCGCGGCACGATGGCGCCGACCCACCAGACCACGCTTGACCGCTATCTATCCAGCGCAACGGCTGAGACGAGCGACACTGATATTGAAGAGCTGAACTACTGGTTGGAAATGCTATTCGGCACGGACGCAACTCCGACCGGTGGTGATCCGTATGTTCGGGATTATGCCGCGCCGCTTACAACCGCCCCTGCGCCACACTTTGCAACCTTGCAATTCGGGCAGACAAACGAAGTCTGGCAGATGCAGGATGCAAGCGTCACGAGCCTGACATTGAGCGGCGCTGCCAACTCCGGCGTGAGTGTGGGAGCGTCATTGATGGGCGGCAAAGTGGTTGCTGGCACGCTGGCTACATTGCCTGACTTGACCACCGGCACGCGCATGACCGGCTGCATGGCTTCTGTTGCGATTGAAGCTTGGGACGGCAATACCTTCGCTCCGCTGACATCGAGCGCGTTCAGTTGGGAATTGAGCGTCAATGCCAACCGGGAGTATCACAACTTCTTAGGCGAGTGTTCACCGACCGCATCCTACGATAACAAGTGGAGCGGGCAATTGAAGTTGAGCTTGGAATTGAACGCATCAACCGATGATTATCTGATCGCCATGCTTGCGGCTGCCAACACTATTCTGGAAAAGCAAGTCAGGATCAAATACACCGTTGGTACTGCCGCGACTTTGCGTGAGATGGTGTTGACCTTTGCGGGTCACACCTTGCAAGCGCCGGAGCTATTCCAGGATAAGAGCGGTCTGATGACCTACGATCTGGTGCTGGACGGCGTTTACAACCCGAAACTGACCAACTGGCTAACTATTCAGACTACATCTAAGTTGCAGACTGTCTAAGGGCTAACATGGAATTCGAACACGAAAAGTTTGGCAAGTGCGTGATAAAAGACCTCACGCAAAAGATGCTGGAAGACTTTCACCGCGACATGAAGCAAGACCTGAACGTGCCACTGTCTGTTTGGCGTGGGGATAGCGTAAGAAGTGCGGCAAAGCACGGCATCATGACCGAACCAAAGTGGGGAGTGGAAGACGTGGATAACGCCAAACCAGCGCACATTGTCTGGCTGGCGGATTGTATAAATAAAGTCATTGCGGAGGCAATGAACATTGACCCTTTATCCTGATAGCCGCTGCGGATTATGCGGACGGAAAGCGACCCGACATGCCCGCCTTGCTTGAGCTCGCAGTCAATTGCGAGAACTACCGCGCCCTGCCTTACAGTGGGGGCGTGATGGAGCAACCGGCGGGCTTGCTGCGGAAAATGCGGCAGGTGAATAACGTGTATGAAGCGGTCAGGATTTACAAGCGCGAAGGCAATAAACCAGGCGAGTCGGCGAAGTGGAAGCGCGAGCATGAAGAGGTGTGGGACATTGTGGATCAGGTCGAGAAATTGAGGGCGAAGTATGGCTAACCTGCAGATTGTAATCAAAGCGCTGAACCAAGCCAGCGGTGACCTCGCGAAAGTAAAGGGCGACATCAAGGGTGTTGGCGATGCCGGCAAAGACGCGAAGGGTGGGGTCGAGGGTTTCTCAGAAGGCATCGGCTCAATACTTGGCAAAGCTGCGTTAGTGGCTGGGGCTGTAGCTGGCGTTGCAACTGCGCTGCGTGAGGTCTACAACACCGCAAAAGAGGGTGCAGAATTAGAGTACGCGCGCACCCGCTTTGATAACCTTGCAGCATCAGTTGGCACGGTTTCTGACGCGCTTTTGGGCGATCTGAGGGCTGCTACGCGCGGCATGATGAGTGACGCTGAATTAGTTGCCAGTGCCGCCGATTTGATGGCTTTGGGGTTGGCAGACTCGCATGAGGAAGTAGTGAGGTTGGCTTCGGTCGCAGGCGCTCTCGGCATGAATATGAACGAGTTGGTGCTGACTTTGACCAACCAGACCACCAGGCGTTTTGACCAATTAGGTGTTAGCGTGTCTGGATTCGATGACAAAGTAAAGGCGCTGGAAGCGAGCGGGCTTAGCGCAAATGAAGCGTTTACTGAAGCGTTTCTGCAACAGGCTGAAGCGCAGATTGGACTGGTTGGTAACAAGGCTGAGTCAAGCGCCGGACAAATTCAGATTATGGAATCAGCGTTCAAGAACATGGGCGATGCGGTGAAACTTGGCTTTGCTAACTCGCTTGATGGTGTCACGCCAAAGCTGACAAATATGGCTAATACCATGACCGAGAATGTCACTATTGGCAGCCAGATGACTGACACGATGGAGCAACTGAAAGCCGCGTATAAGGCTGAGTTGATTACAACGGCGCAATACGAACAGGTGCTTGCAGATACCAAATATTACTGGAAGTGGGGAGCTTTCACAGCGGATGATATCAGAATAGCGCAACAAAAGCGGGCACCGACGGCGTTGCGACCAACACAGAAGCGATCGCCGGGCTTACGGTGGCAACAGAGCAAGTGTCTGTAGAAACGCTCGTTGCAACCGGCGACTTTGAAGGGCTGGCGACATCACTTAGCATTACAACCGAAGAAGCGAAAGCCATGATAAAGGCGTGGCAAGAATCCGAAGAGGCTCACGCCAAGATGATGGCAGAGTTGGAATCTATCACCACGCTCGACCGCAATTACAAAGGCATTATCGACCTGGCTTACAAGTATACCGATATGCTTGGTGAAATTGATGCTAACAACGAAAAATTAGCGGCAATGACGCCCTGGCAACGTGAGCATTCTCAAGCGGCAAAAG